TAGGAGGAGTTATGGCGGAGGAGAGAGATACCGGAGATCCATCGCAGGTAGCAAAAGGAAAGACCAAAGCGCAGCAGAGGGCGCTAGATTGTAAGGTTCAGCTTACCGATATCCTTGAAACCTATGGAGGAAGAGATTATTTATGGCGTATCCTTGATATATGTGGGGTATTTCAGGCCGCAGACTCCGAGGGTATAGAGAGGTTTGAGGGGCGTAGGGATATAGGACTCAGTGTGTTAGCGGAGATAATGGAGGTTGGGGAGAGTTGGTTTCCCAAAATGATGCAAGAGGCCAAGGATAGAAATATCGGTTAAATTAAGTTAATTCAGTAGGTTACTAGTCTAAGTGTTAAAACATAAAAAGGTACTTGACAAATAAGCAAAAGTGTGATACACTAATTAAAAGAATGGTGATATTTTAAGGGGGAAATGATGGTTGATGCAGTGGCGGAGGCAACCGAAACAACTGTAGATTCAGGAACTTCTGAGGCAACGGGTGAGCAGTCCCCAGCCCAGATTCTATTCTCAGGTGATTCAGATAATAATTCTACTGAAGAGGTAGATGTAGTAGAACAAGACACGACGGCAGTGTCAGAGGAAAGTAAAACTGAAGGTGATACAACCGAGGACGGCGACAAAGCCGACGAGGTTAAACCTGATGCAGACGCTCCCCTCACCGAATATGCCGAGTTTGAAATTCCGCCAGGATTTACGTTAGACCCTGATGTTCTAGCCGAGTTTACGCCTATAGCTCTTGAACAGGGGCTATCTCAGGAGCAAGCTCAGGCGTTGATGAATATGCACATCGGTGCAATGTCGAAGCAGGTAATAGGACAGGAAGAGGCACGAGCAAAGACTGAGGCGGCTCAAGCAGAAGCATGGGTCAAGGAAGTTAAGGACGACCCGACATATGGTGGCGCAAACTTTGAAAAGAGTAGCGCTAAGGCAGCGGAATTTCGGAATGCGTATGGGGATGAAGCGCTAACAGAGCTAGTAAAGACTCCTATAGGAAATCACCCGGCTTTGTTTAGGCTCTTCGCGCATATGGGTTCAATTTTAGCTGATGATAGTATTCACCTTGGTGCGGTGCAGAGTGGCTCACAACGTCCTCGAACAGCAGCCCAAACATTGTACCCCAATCAAAATAAAATCTAAGGAGTAGAAAATGGCAACTTTAAGTTCAATTCGCCCTACACTTCTGGACCTCGCTAAGAGGACTGATCCAGATGGATCTATTTCAACGGTTATTGAAATCCTGAATGAGACCAATGAAATTCTTGACGATATCGTTTTCGTTGAGGGAAATCTACCCACTGGCCACAGAACGACCATTCGTTCAGGTCTACCGACTCCCACATGGCGTCAACTTTATGGCGGTGTTCAGCCGACTAAATCCCGCACAGTGCAGGTCACTGATAATTGTGGTATGCTAGAAGCCTATGCGGAAGTTGATAAAGCTCTTGCTGACCTGAATGGCAACACCGCTGAGTTTCGTATGAGTGAGGACCGCCCCCACATTGAGGGTATTGGCCAAGAGATTACTGACACGCTGTTCTTCGGTAATGAGACCTCGGCCCCGGCTGAGTTTACTGGTTTTGCTCCTCGCTTCAACGACCTCTCTGGTCCTGAGAATGCCGATAACATCATCGACGCCGGCGGAACGGGAACTGATAACGCCAGCATCTGGCTGGTTGTTTGGGGTGACCAGACCTGCCATGGTATCGTGCCTAAAGGCTCGACGGCTGGAATGCAGTTTCATGATAAGGGTCAGGTAACCATCGAGAACATCGACGGTTCTAACGGCCGCATGGAAGCTTACCGCAGCCACTATCGCTTTGACGCTGGCCTCACTGTTCGCGACTGGCGCTATGTTGTGCGTATCTGCAACATTGACCGTTCACTCCTGAACAGAGTATACACCTCTGGTACGTTTGCCAGTTCTTCTGCCAACCTTCCCGACCTCATGTTCCAAGCGATGGAGCTTATTCCGAACATGAATGCTGGTCGCCCCGCCTTCTACATGGACCGTACCACTCGAAGCTGGGTCAGGCGTCAGGTTGCTGCTGGTGTCCAGAACTCCACGCTTTCCATGGAAGACTTTGGTGGTAAGCAGATTCTTGCTTACAACGGGATTCCTCTGCGTCGGGTTGACGCTCTTGCGGCTGACGAGGCTCGTATTGTTTGATCGATATTTGCTGTTTAGCGAATAACTTGCAAATAATCAAATTCTTGAAAAGGAGCAGCAAATGATTCTTGATACTAACGTCCAGTTCGTAAATTCTGCGGACGATGTGGCAACAGAAGCTGGCACCTCGCTGGTAGGAGATGTCGTAGACCTCGGAGCCGCCGGCCAAGACCCAGGGAATGGGCAGCCGGTATACCTCGTGATTCAGGTTATCACCGCCTTTGATGGTGGAGCTGGAACGAATGGTACTACGCAGTTCGTCCTCGCCTCTGATGCTATTGAGGCCCTCGCGGCTGACAATACTGAGTCTCGGCATATCTTGACGAAGGCTTTTGCCGCCTCTGAGTTGGCGGCCGGCGCGCAGTATGTCTATCCCCTGCCTACAGGTGGTAGTGAGCCTTATGAGCGTTATCTCGGCATCGAGGTCATCCAAGCTACAGAGGGTGAAGATGATGGCGCAATTAACGCATTTCTTACGTTGGACCCGGCGGGATGGAAATCGTATCCTGACGCTGTTAACTAACCGATGGGCCTCTTCTCCTAAGGCGCTTTTTAGCGTCCTTAGGGGAAGGGGCAATAACGGAGGATTACATGGCTCTTGTTAAATTTCGTAGACCCTTTTTTGCACCGGATGCCGTAAAGTATGACAAGGGTGTTCAAGAATTTCCTGATGAGTTTATCGACCAGCTTCCGAGCACTGCACAGTTGGTAGATAAGATGGAGCCAGTGGAAATTAAGCCCATCGATAGTCGATCTGATTTACATAATGCTGATGCGGAGCGAGCCTCCTCGGATGCTTTAGTAGCAGCCACCGCTCAGGCAAATGAAGCAGTCGATCAATTAATCGCCGGTTCAGACATCGGGGCAGCTATAGAAGAAAGAGCCGTCACACTAGAGAAAGAGGGTGAGGAGACTATATCCGATGCGCCTAAGGCGTCAGGGCGTCCCAAAAAGAAATCCTCCTAACATCGGATAAGCTGTATATGCTCCCCCACTCTCCCTCAACTTAGTATGGAGGGTGGGGTTTTTTTTAGGAGTACCCATGGCCACTATCAGTCCAGTACGAATTGCGAACATGGCACTTAGTAATATCGGTGCAAGTTCGACTATTGAGAGTTTAACAGAAGAGAGCACTGAGGCGAAGCAAGCGAATCTATGGTATGACTGGAGTAGGCTTCAGGTACTTGAACTACATGACTGGTCGTTTGCTCGTAAGAGGCGCATATTAGCTAATCATTCTGAAGACCCCCCTGCCATATGGGGATATAGATATCAGTATCCTGATGATTGCGTTATCATGAGGTTTCTACAGCATCCTGCGCTTGATGCCGATACCGCAGATGCAGTACCTTTTGATATTGAAAGTGACGACGCTAAGGAAACCAAGACTATCCTCACCAGCCTGGAAGATGCCGTTGGTGTTTATACGTTTGACCAAGTTACAACTTCCTTATTCACCCCTCTCTTTGTAGAGATGCTGGCCGCCATGCTTAGTTATCACATGGCATTCTCCATCACGGGGGATCGAGGTAATCAGGAAGCGCAGTTGCAAAAACTTCTCTTGCTTGGGCAGCAAGCCACAGATGTAAACTCTAATGAGGAAGTAAAAAAGCCTCCGCGAGATGCGGAATGGCATAGGGGGAGGTAACATATGCCTTCGGCAATTCTTCCCAGCTTTGCCAAAGGGCAGCTTGATACTAGTCTTCATGGGCGTGTAGATACCGCCGCATATCAGGTTGGCCTTGCTAAAGCTCGTAATATGATAATTCATTCGGCCGGCGGTTGCTCTAATCGCTCCGGTCTGTTATTCATCGGTCCATGTAAAACTCACACGGCCGCTGGCTCACCACGCCTAATTGAGTTTCAATTCAAAACTACCGACCAGTATATCCTTGAGTTTGGGGATACCTACATGCGCGTCATTAGGAATGGTGCCCATGTTATTGAGAGCACCAAAACTATCTCGGCCGCGACAGCCGCCAATCCCGTAGTGGTTACGGCCACATCCCATGGATATCTGAACGGGGACGAGGTATTTATCGATGGCGTTGTAGGTATGACTGAGATTAACTCCCAGCGCTTTATCGTGGCGAATAAGACTACTAACACATTTCAACTTACTCATCAGGTTACAGGTGCCAATATAAATGGCTCCGCTTTCACAGCATACTCCTCAGCGGGTACGGCGGCCCGGGTGTTTACCTTGACCACCCCCTACGCCATAGCGGATATCCCGAATCTGAAGTTCGTACAGTCAGCGGATGTCATGACATTGGTTCACCCTGACTATGATCCGCAGGAGCTTTCGCGGGTAGACCACGATGATTGGACTATCAGTGATATCGCTTTTGTACCAACGATTATCCACCCCACTGGTGTGGGCATCACTGTCGATGGGGCCGATAACTCCATCACCTATAAATATTTTGTTACAGCGGTAGATAAGGATACTGGCGAGGAGAGTCTTCCTGGTCTAACTTCCGTGACTAAGACCATATCAGGTATCACGGCCGCTAATCCCGCTGTTGTGACTACCTCTACTAGTCACACATTAGAACCAGGTGACACTATTCGTATCACCTCCGTCGTGGGTATGACAGAGGTGAACAACAGACACTTCACAGTTGGCGCTACGGCCTCGGGCACTACGTTTGAACTACAGAATGAGGATAGTGCCAACTACACGGCCTACTCGTCCGCTGGCACAATGACAGAGGCATTTGCCGTGACGGCTGCGGGAACCACCTCAGCGGATAACACCATCGCGTGGACGGGTAGTACAAATGCCACCCGATATAATGTCTACAGACGCCGAAATGCGGAGCCACTTGGCTTCGTTGGTGAGACAACGGGACTGACATTTAAGGATGATAATATCACTGAGGATGTGACCTCACCCCCACCTGTCCCGAGAAATCCATTTATCGGCAGGGATAATAGACCGGGGGCGGTATCCTACTACCAGCAGCGGCGTGTATTTGCTGCCACCAATGATGCGCCTGATACCTCATACTACTCACAAACCGCTGGCCATAATAACTTCACGGTTAAGTTTCCAGTATTAGCGGATGATTCCATTACTGTCACATTTAATGCGCGCAAAGTGAATACTGTCCGCCACTTTGCTCCCGGTAATGACCTGCTTGTGTTCACGAGCGGGGGAGAGTGGCGGGTTAACTCAGGAGACAACTCGGGCTTCTCGGCTGCCACCATATCTTCTCGCCCCCAGACGTATTGGGGTATCAGCGAGATTGAGCCGGTGATAGCGGGTGATGCGGTGCTGTTCATTACACAGTCTGGCGCGCAGGTTCGCAGCATGGACTTTGAGGCTAAGAGAAACTCTTATGGTGGCGTTAACTTATCAGAGTTGGCTTCCGACCTATTTGAAGAGTATGTGGCCACCGACTGGGCGTATGCTCGACAACCTGAGGGTAGAGCGCATATTATCCGTGCTGATGGTCAGGTTATGACGATGACCTACAATCCATTTCAAGAAGTAGTGGCATGGACAACGTGGGATACTGATGGAGACTTTGAATCAGCGGCTGCTCTGGAGAATACGGCATCGGCCACAGAGGATGGTATTTACTTCGTTGTCAAGCGCACCATCAATGGTAACGATGTCCGGTATATTGAGCGTACACAGAGCCGAGTATTCTCAGATGTCAAGGATTGTAAGTTTATGGACTCAATGCTGTCGCTTGACAGCCCACTTACTATCACGGCTATTACATCCGCGAATCCTCCTGTCGTTACCTCGGCCGCCCACGGCTTGGTTAATGACGATCAGATAACGCTGGATGACATTGTATGGGCGAATGATGTCAGTTCTACTTTTGAGGAGACACAGCCGGCGCAGTTGAATGGTGGCCGATACACGGTAAAGAATAAGACTACCAATACATTTGAAGTATTTAGTACAGCGAGTACCCCGGTAGCCATTGATGGTTCGGCTTTCAACGCCTATGTCAAGGGGGGTGCGGCCCGCCTTCTCATAACGAGTCTTACGGGGCTACGGCATCTGGAGGGGGAGGCAGTAGTTGTATTGGCGGATGGCAACGTGGTGACTAACTTAACTGTGAGCAGTACGGGCACCTTAACGCTACCCAGTTCTTCGAGCCGTGTCCATGTGGGTCTCAGATACATATCAGACTTA